TGGCAAAACATAACCGAGAAGCTACTATTATTAGTATGATTCTCGGTTTTACTTGTTTGGCATTGTTTTTAGATGGAACACTAAGATTACTTGGTATCATCCCACCTTTTATGGACATAGATATAAGTATAGTTGATAAGATTGCAGAGAAAGTAGAGACTGAAGTCCTTCCACTAGTACAAAAGATACCGAGATTTTAAATGGATATTATTGATAACTTTCTACCTGAAAAAGAATTCAGGGGATTACAATCTTATATGATGAATAATGATTGCCCTTGGTTCTATCAAGAAGATGGTACTCTTAATCACTTGTTTTATTCTGCAAAGGGACAGTTGCCGAGAGAAGATGAAGAGATTTGTGCAGCAACTGCAGTGATATTAGATCCTATTATGATAAAGTTGGGTGTTGTTCAACCATATAAAGTTGAAGCATATTTTAAGGGTGGTATCACAAATTATAATAAGGGTGTGAAGAGTGTTAAAGAAGTTGGTATGGTAAAGGATACTTATATAAGTGGGAGATCATCTATCAATACTAATAGTAATGATAAGGTTGCAGTGTTATTCGTTAACACTAATGATGGATACTTAGAATTTGAAGATGGTAGTAAAGTTCCTAGTGTAGAGAATACAATAGTGGTGTTTGATTCTAATACTAAGTACAGGACAGTTGAAACTCCTGATGATTCAAGAAGAGTTGCAATAAACTTTACTTATGAAGCACAAGAATTTAAAGTAGTAAAAGTCAAAAAGAATTAAGCAAACCGAAAGATAGTATAAAGAAACCCCCTTTATGGGGGTTTTCTCATATAAAATAGTGTGTAGAATTCAACACAATACATGTCAGGAGATTTTTTCTCACATAATGATCAACAACCACCTATACCTGTAGAACAGGCACGTGACCTACAACAGAGATGCAGAGCATCGATGGCTATGGATGAGATTAAAGAATCTCGGTGGTATAATACAAACTATATTATTGAATTGGAAAGTTTGATAATCAATCAAAGATACAGGACTGGTAGCCCAATGCAGGAATAAAGAGAGGGTCATATATTATTCAACTTTTTATTCCCATATAAGCGCAAAAAAAACTCGGCACATTTTTTCGTGTGTAGGGTTTTTTTTAATATGAAGAAGTTGCTTCCTCACCACCATCAAATGTTCTTGTTGTAGAAGATGATAAAGTTGTTGTAGTAGTGGTGGTGGATGTAGTGGTAGTAGAAGTTGTTGTCTGAGTTGTTGCTGCAGTTGTATCTTCAGCATCTTCAATTCTTACTGTTGTACTTCCAGGTCCATTATCGTACGATACTATGGTTCCTAGTTGATTTAAAGAAATAGTCTCTGAACCAGATACATAACCTCTGGTGTCTAAGAACCTTTGAGCAACATTGAGTAAAGTCTTCTTATTGTTGAAATCATCCAATTCACTATGATACTCATATGAAAGTAATTCGTCAATTTCACTCAACATTTTGTTTACTAGTTCTACAGTCGGAATCTTTATAAATCGTTTTTTATCATTTACGAAACTTTCGTGTTCATAGTTACTTACAGGGTATATTGACAGTTCCTTTGATTTTACTGTTCCATCAGGTAATGTTGCTCTAAAACTTTCATTTACTTCTATACCTTTGTTAAAAATTACAATATCTTCTTGTCCAGGAACTTCCCATACTATTCTTTGTGTTTCGTAGTGATGAATATCATCAAATGAACCATATTTCTCTAAAACGTATTTTGTTAAATCTTCTTCTTTTTTAGGCCATTGTTCGTAAATATCAGTTATATTGTTCAAAATTAGAATTAACCAATCTAAACCTTCGTCACCTGTTACTCTTTTAGCAACTTCAAATGGTTTAATACCATCTGGTAGAGTTTGTACCTCAAACATGGTAATATATTTTTCTAAATCATCTCTAACAGAGATTCTTCGGAATATGTTTTTTACTAATTGGTAATTAAATGATTCGTCATCATCAATTCCTTTTCCAATGTAGCAATCTGGTAAATGTTTGAAATATGCCATTAGTATCCTTGGGTTACGTCGTCGCCAGTTAGAAGTTTTACTTCAGTAAATTGTAGTGTTAGAATGACTGCTGGTACTGACATGTTTCTTATGGATGGATCTGCACTCATCGCATCAGGTTCAGCTCCGATTCGTTTTAATGCATTATACTGATTATCAGGAGTGTAGTTAACTCCAATAGCAGTACAGACAGAAGGCATTATTTTAAAGTGTAAATTTGGTGTTATTTGTGGTACATCTGAGTTTGCTTCATCTGCTGCTAAACGTACAAATTCTATTTCAAATTTATTTGGAACTTTAAAGAATCTTTGACTTTTGGCATTTTGACCAACTTGAGTGTTCCACATGTTACTATCCCTTAATACACCCCAATCTTTTGTTATATCTCCCCAACTTTTATCATCATCTCCTTTTTTATCATTATATCTACCTTCAGCACCACTAGCAGGATCGTTTATAAGATCACCTTCTTGGAAGGTTGGGTGAGTACCTCTTTTGAAGTAATGTATTATTTCTTCTATTGTTTGACCTTCTTGTTGATTTCTCGCAAACATTTTAAAGTTAAAATTATGCGATCTAAATGACATATTACTGAATATTTGTTCACTGTATGGGTTAAATATTCTTCCTTTAGTTAATGCTTGTAATTCGTTAGCACCTATGTTTCCTGCTAAACCTAATGCACCACTAATACCAGTAGCTGCACCTGCAACTGCACTGTTTAGAAATTCTGGAGAAGCACCTGCAGCTGCTGCTTGAAGAGCATCAGTAAGTTTATCCATATCACTAAATGCTTCAGTTCCACCTGCTGCACCTAGCATTGCACCACCAATACCAAGATCTACTTTTCTATATGATGCATTATATGAAGTCTGTACATTTGGTGGCATATTAATATAAACTGCATCAGGACCACCTACATATATCTTTTGAGCATTAGTCTGACCTAATGTTTCTGAAGAAAATGATGTACCCTCATCAAATCTCATAAAGTATTGACGGAAACGTACATAGTCAATAGCCTCTGTTCCACCCCAAGAATCTGGGTTATCATTACTTCCTGGAACAGGAGCTTGTAGTGGATATCTGTATACTGTCAATTTCTTGCCTAAATATAACGTGACCTCTTTATATTTATGCGTTATAAGCAGGGAAAGTACTTTCCTAGTAAACCTCGGAAGTACAAAGGCAATTATCGAAATATAACATACCGTTCAGGCTGGGAACTCAAATTTATGAGATTTTGTGATAGTAATTCCAGTATTACTGAATGGGGGAGTGAAGAAGTTAAGATTCCTTATATTTCACCTGTTGATAATAAATGGCATACTTATTACCCAGATTTTTATTTAAAAACTAACGGTAAAAAGTATATAGTTGAAGTTAAACCCTTTAAACAGACAAAAGAACCTAAAAAACAAAGAAAGGCGACTAAAGGATATATTACTGAGGTTTTGACTTGGGGAGTAAACCAAGCAAAGTGGAAATATGCTACAGAGTATTGCAAGGATCATAATATGGAATTTATGTTAATCACTGAGAAGGAGCTTAAACCGTAATGTCATGGCCTACCACAAGCACTGATACATCTACTGGTGCTATTAGACGACACCAACAAAGTGGGTATAATTCAGTTCCTCAAGAGGAATCTGCACAATATCCCTCTTTACAGGAGTTTATGTCCTTTTCTTTAAAGGATAGAGATTATACACCAAGTTTTACTAACTTATTTTCCTTTCATATTGCAACACCACCTATTTTAAAGAATAGGATTGGAATTACTGTTGGTCATGATAATACTTTGGGACAAAGAGGGTCTAATTTAGTATCTGATTTAGGAAAACTTAAAAATTCTCTTAATTATTATTGTCAAACAGTTACTGTACCTAGTAAACAGACTACAACTGGTGGAATTGTTAATGTTGGATCTGCATACAAATATGCCACAGGTACTGCATATAGTCAGATAAGTGCAACGTTTATTATACCTAGAAATCAACATTCAAGGAATTTCTTTGAGAGATGGATGGATTTAACCTCAAGAGATTCAAATCAATATAGTGAATATTATGATTTTTATGTTTCTCCTAGAGTATCGATTTATAAATGGGAAAGGAGACCAGGAGCAGCAATTTCAGGAAGTAATTTAGCAGAAATTGCTGATGGCACTGATTTATCCCAAATAAGCGATTTAAATGCAAAGTATGATATAACAGGTAAATGGGAATTGTGGAATGCATTTCCATATAACCTTGGATCTGTTCAACTTAATAATGATAGAGCTAGGTTAATGACTCTAACAATTGGATTTTATTATGAGAGATATAGATTCTTTCCTAAAGATGCTTGGTTTGTTGATGAAGTTGGTCCTATGAAAGATATTGCAATTCCTAGAGATAATCAAGTTGATGCTACTAGAGATGCTAAAAGACTACAACATTTAGTTAAAGCTACTACATCTCAAATAGTTATAGGGTAGGCATATAAATAATTTTACTGAATTGAACTTTATATGGCATTACCTAAGTTAAATGTACCTAAGTACAAATTGAAACTACCGTCAGATGGTAGAACTGTGAATTTTAGACCATTCCTTGTTAAAGAGGAGAAATTACTTCTTTTGGCAACTGAAACAGGTAATCAGGCTGATATAGTAACTGCGATTAAAACTATTATCACGGAATGTACAGATATACATGATGTTGAAGAATTACCTACTTTTGATATCGAGTTTGTATTCCTACAAATTCGTACCAAGTCAGTTGGTGAAGCTGTTGATGTATCTGTTATCTGTCCTGATGATAATGAAACTGAAGTGGAGGTTAAGATTCCTTTAGCCGAAATTAAAGTCATTAAAACAAAGGGACATAAGACTGATATTAAATTAAGTCCAGAGATCATTTTAACTATGGGTTATCCTAGTTTGGATAGTTTTGTTGAAATGAATTTTACTGGAGATGCTACACCTGGTGTTGATCAGATTTTTTCAATGGCTGCAGGATGTGTTAAGCAAATTTCAGATGCCGAAGAGGTATATGAAGCTTCTGATACTCCTAGAGAAGAATTGATTGAATTCTTTGATCAATTGAGTAGTAAACAATTTATGATGATTCAAGACTTTTTTGAAACTATGCCTAAGTTATCTCATACTGTTAAGGTAACTAATCCTAAGACTAAAGTTGAGAGTGATGTTGTACTCGAAGGATTGGCAGCTTTTTTCGGATAGCTCTTCTCCACCAAAGTTTGCAGAGTTATTATGAAGTCAATTTTTCGTTAATGCACCACCATAAGTGGCCAATTGAATTTATTGATAATTTAATACCGTTTGAAAAGGAGATCTATATGAATCTCTTGGTGGCATTTTTAAAGGAAGAAGAGCGAAGAATGAAAGCTCAACAAGCAGCTGAAGCACGTGGAGGTTAATGGCTAAACTCTCGACTTACAAGTTTATTAATCCTGGAAGTTCGGGGAAAACCAGTCCAGCAATTCGTGCTGTCAGAAAAGGTATATTAGCTAAGAATAGAATAGGATCTACACTATCGGGTCTTAGTCTAGTTGTTGCTGATATGCGAGATATTGCATGGGCTAATGTTAAGCTTGATGTAATAGAAGCAAAGTTATTAAGAAGGAAGGCACAAAGGCAAGCAGACCAAGATGCTGAAGATAAGACAGAAAATAATAAGATAGTTGGTAAGAAGTTAACAACTAAGAGGAAACCGACTACTAAAGAGAAGAAGAAATTTGGTGACATCTTTGGATGGATGGGGAACGTTTGGGGTCCTATTGCCAGATTTATAGTAAGTCTTCTTAAATTTTATGTTGTAAAGGATATGCTTGCCTGGGTAGGCGATCCTACTAATAGGGAAAAATTAAAAGAGTTTGTAAGAAAGACTGTATTTGTTATTAAGAAGTTATACAACTTCGGTAAGTGGTTGATAATGGATAATATCCTTACACCAATGTCTGAGTTGCTTGGTGGTGAGGATGAAGATGGAAATAAGGTAGGATTTTTAGGACAAGTAAAGAATCTTGGTAAGGTTCTTTTTGGTTTTATTAGTTTACGGTGGCTTCTTAATCCCTTTGCTTTAATTGGGGATATTTTAGGTCTATTAGACTTTATAATGAACTGGGAGGTTCCTCGATTTAATAATCGTGGAAGATTACGAAAACCACCTAAAAAGCCTCGGAAACCTCGAAGATTACCTTGGTGGCAGAAGAATACTAAATCTTTAGATAGGATGAATAAGTCCTATAAGAGATTTATTCAAGGTACTTCAAATTTTGGTGATAGATTAAGATTAATCCGTAGAGGTCAGATAGGACTTCAGGGTTTATTTAATAAAGGTGGGTTTAAAGATGGTAAGTTAAAAGGTCAAAAGTGGAAACTAAAGAATCCTTTTAAGGATCTTAGACTTGGTGAGAAATTTTCTAATGTCACAGGTATTGTTAGGAAAAATGCTACTAAGGTTGGTAATAATGTACAAAATTGGTTTAAAGGATTAGAACTTGGTAAAAGGGGTGGTGATGTATTAGAAGGTTTGCAGTCATTACCTGGAAAGATTGGTGGTAAGATTAAAGAGATTGACGCAGGAAGGACAAAGAAAGCACTGGATGCAACATCAGAGTTTCTTGCTAATATTGGTCCTGCTGCTAGAAAGAATTTTAAAAAATATAGAAATATAGCAGGTAATATAGCAGGTGGTGTAGGAAGTTTTACATCAAAATGGGCAAAGAGAGCTTGGAATCTTCCTGGTAATATTGAGAAAGGAATACAGAATAGGATATTAAAACCAATATGGGAATTTGTTCAACCATATGTTGATACATTTCTGAAGAAAGGACAAGAGATTTTAGGTGCTATTAATAAAATCCCAATTATTAATAAGCTAACAAAAGCACTTCAAAAGAGAGGTATAACTTGGGGTTCTATTGGTAAGAAGGGAGCACAGTGGGGTAAAAGAGCTGGAGCAGCAATACCACTTATAGGTGGATTAGTTAACTATTATTTTGCTGGACAATCATTCAAATATGGTGATAATATTGCTGGTGTCTTAGAAACAATTGCTGGTACTTTAGATGTTGCTGGTGGTATTAGTACATTAACTGGTGTTGGTGCATCATGGGGTATGCCTATGATGATTGCTGGAACTACTATTGATGCTTATCTACTTGCTCGTATTATACCTGGAGTTGGTGAAGCAATAATGCAATGGGAACAAGAGGGTGGTTTACTTAAACTCATTCCTGGTTTAGTTGAAGCAACTAATGCTATTGCTAGTAAATTTGGTGGTTCAAATGCTAAAGATAAGTTAGCAGAAGCTACTAAGATAATGGAAGGTTCTAAAGATGAGAAGAAAGAAGAGAAGAAGAGTGGAGGGAAAGCATGGTGGGACTTCATGGGGGTCTTTACTGGTAAGAAAAACTCTGACTCAGAACCTGGTGAGTTACGTCAAGCATGGAATCCATTCAAAAAGATTTGGAATATTATTAAATCTCCTTTTGAAGCAGTATATGATGTAGTTGTTAAACCTATTGTCGATTTTGCTGGTAATGTTATTAACAAAGTGGGAGAAATTGCTAGTAATGTCCTGAATAGTGAGTTGGGTCAGATATTATCAGTTGCTTTACCTATTATATTTCCACAATATGCATGGATTGAAAAAGTTATAACAGGAATGAGAGCATTTAGTGCTCTGTCTCAAGGTAATCCAATGGCTGCTGTTATGAGTCTTTGGAATACTGGTGCTAATATATTCCCTGAGACATTTGCTAAATGGGAGACTGGTATAGGTAATTTCTTCTCTAATAATTTTGGAAAACCGTTTGGTAAGCTTTGGTCTAAAGGTCAGGAAATGTATGAAGGATTTATGGATAGTAAGATTGGTAAGATATCTTCTGCTTTAATACAGGGTAACTATGGTGCTGCTTTAGGTGCAGCAGTTGATGGTACTAAGTTTGGGGATCAATTGTCTGCATTTGGATCATCAGTTGAGAATATGGGATTGGGTGGAATTCTTAATTCAATTCCTGGTGTTGGTTCTGCTATACAGAATATACCAGGAATTGCAAGTGTTCCAGGAATGGGTGCATTGATTACTGGTGATTTTTCACCATCTAGTTTTATAAGTGGAATGGCAGATAAAGCTGGTATGGGTGGAGTATACAGAGCAATGATGGGTATGGCTGAGAGTGGTGATTTAGGAACAGGTCTTAGAGAATTAGCACCAGAATTGGGTGTTGATAAGAGAGTTCTTGGTGTTGTTGATAATGCTAATGAAATCTTTAGAGATGGTAAGTTTGATTCTGAATATGCATTACAGACTGCTATTGAGATGGTTGCTATTCCTATTATTATGGAGAAGATTGAGGCAGTTCCAGTCCCAGTAGATACATCCTCTGGTGTTGGTGAGCAATTGTCTTCAATGAGTGGTGTCAAAGGTTTGTTAAATAGAATGGGAGGTGCTGGCTGGTAAATGGCAATACAAAAGACTAGAAAAATTAACATGTACAAGTTTGTCGATACTGGGAAAGAATCGTCAGGCGGACCTAAGCGTGGAAAAGATAAGGAACTTGTTCGGGTTGTTAATTTAAATACCAATTGCCTTAATAATCTTGGTGGTGTACTTAATGGTATAGTTACCACTGTTCAGGAACTTAAAAATATTGAAGTTGATCTTTTAGAGAATAGAAGAAAGAGATTAAAGCAAATTGATACAGCACCAACACCATCAGGAACACCTAAAGCTACAAAGTCATTTTTAAAGAAATTTAGTGAATTAAAAACTCCTGGATTCTTAGACAGTATTATGAAGTTTTTGAGTAGTGTATTCAAATTAATGGTAGTAATGCCAATCCTGAAGTGGTTGGCTAATCCAGCAAATAAGAAAAAGATTAAGGCAACTCTTATAAAGCTGCATACAATTTTTAAAGCAATTGCTGAGTTTGTTAGTAGTCAAGTCGTTGGAATGGTTGATGACTTGTATAATCTTCTTAGAGATGATAGTGATCCTTGGACAAAAATAAAATCGTTTACTAAAATTTGGCTTAGGTTTGCTGGAGCATTCTTAGCAATTAGGTATCTTACTCAACCTTGGAAGATAATTGGCGATGTTAGAAAAGTTTTCATGCTTTTCGATAGAAGGGGTAGAACTGTTAAGAGACAATTATTAAGAAGGAAAGGTCGTCTTATGATGACTGGTGGTAGAGCTAGGAAATGGTTCCTTGGTGGATTTATTGGCGGTGCTGCTTTATGGGCTGCGATGGAATTTTTATTCCCTCAAAAAACTGCTGATGGTACTATTGAAGGTCAGATGGATAAGGAAGGTAAACTTCCTGGTGATAAAGGTTATGATGAATCAACTGCTGGTTTCTTTAAAAAGGATGGTGATGGTGATGCTGTAAATGAAATGAATAGGGCTGCTGATAGGCAGAAATCAATAACAGATTATGGTGAGGATCTTACTAATGATGGTAATTATAGTAAGATTAATGTTGGTGAATATGAGGATGGAAATGGAATACCATTAAAGAAACAAGATCAATTACCAGATAAGCAGAAAGAAAAAGCCGATCAAATGAATAAGAAGAATTGGTGGCAAAAGCTTACCGATCTTCCTGGTAATATTACCAAGTCTATGGATGATAGTAAGGATAAGAATGATAATATCCTTGCTGATATGTTGGGTATAACTGCTGCTAAGAAGAAAGCTGACGATACTATGGCAGAGATGAGTCGTAAGATGCAGTCTGATAAGGAGGCAATGGGTAATGATAAGGTTGGTGCTATTACATCAATACTTAATGCTCTTGTTCCTGGACAGATGAATAAGGTGAGAGAAGTTACTAATAAAGGTATAGATGCTTTAAATAGCGTTCAAAATAAGTATGAAGACATGAAACCCAAGAAAAATTTTTGGGAGGATCTTAAGACTGGTTGGGGATTGTTTGGAGGTAAGAAAAATAGAATGCTTGGTGGTGATGTAAACCCAATGGGAAGTGGTATAATATCAGGACCAAATAGTGGATTTCCTGTATCTATGCATCCTGCACTACCACCATCATTTATAGGTCATGGAACTGAATACGTTGCAACAAAAGGAGATGGAAGTGGATTTGTAATTCCATTAGATAATTTTGCTACAAGAAGAGATCCTGGTATTGTTTCTAGATCAATACACAGAGCAAGACAATTAGGATTCAATCTTTCTGAACTTGGATTGAAGAAGTTTGAACGTGGTGGTGGATTTGGACCAGCACTATACCATCCTACAAATAATAAAATAAATGCATTTAGGGGTATTAGTGATAAATCTTTAACTACTCAGTTTGGATCTAAACTCGGTAAAGATTGGAAGAAGAAAGGAGTTAAGGGTAGTGGTAATGAGTTATTCCAAAAGTTAATTCTTGCTGAAGCTAAAGGAGAAGGAATGGCAGGAATGGCATTGGTGGCAAGAAGTGTATTGAATAGACAGAATATTATTGATGAGACAGGTAATCCAGGAACATTTATGTCTAAGAGTGGATCTCTTAAAGATATTATTAGTGCTCCTGGTCAATATAGTCCTATGACTGATGGTAGTATTGGTAGGAAATATAGTGGAGCTGAATTAGAAGTTGCTGCTAGAGCAATTGAAATTGCAAAGAGTCATAGTAGGTTGAAGGGTTTACTTGCAAATCAAATTGAGGATCCTCAGCAGATTGCAAAACTTATGTCTGCAACAGGATTCCGTAATTATTCAAGTGCATTCTATGATAAATCACAGGATGTTAATGAAGTTAAATTTGGAAATCATACTTTCAATACTGCTGGTAACAAGGAAATGAGGTTTGGTCTTCATGGTGATAGAAAACATAATACGTTAATGGATAAGTTGTTGAATCCAGATGGGTTAAATCAAAAAGATAAGAAAGAATTGGGAAGAGCAGGTTCTGCTTATACTAAGAAGACAGGACAGACAGGTGCTCAACTGTTTGGGGGTATTTTTGGTGGTGCAAAAGATATGATGGGTGGCGAAGGTGGAAAACCTGGCGGTATATTTAGTATGTTGACCAATGTATTTGGTGCTAGTAGTGATGGTAAAAAGCAAGGTAAAAAGGCAGGTGGAAGTAATGTTAATAAATCAAAGAGTAAAAAGAATGATGAGATGAAGATACAGAGGGCAACAGATGAAAGAAATAAAGCAAGAAAAGAGATTAATGCTAGAACTACAGGTATAGTTGCTGCTACAACTGCAGCAGTCGATCAATCCAATCGTCAAACTAGACAATATATTAGTGCAGCAAATCAGTCAATATCACAGATACTGACTAATTCTAAGGGTGTTGCTCCTGGACAAGCTAGCTCTGCACCAGGACCAGGTGGTGTTTTTGGTGCATTACTGAAAACTACTGCTGCCGTCCTAAATTCATTTAATAATCCTTTGAGATAAGTTATGCCAATAGCAAGACAGACCCCAGGTGAAGTAGAAATTGAATTTAGTATCTATCGTGGTGGTAAACGATTAGAGACTGATGATGGAAAGTATGATTTAACAGAATACTTAGCTGGATGGGAAGTATATGAAACTATTAGTTCTGCAACTATGGAGGCTAGATTTGTAATTGAAGATCAAGGTGGATTATTAGCAAGTCTTACAGGAACAGAGGAGTTTAGGTTATTAGTTAAAACTGGACGACAGGATAGAACTTATTACTTTAGGTCATATCAAATAGAATCTCGTGTAAGAACTGGACAATCTACTGACTTTTTTCAGGTCAATGCTTGTTCTAGTGAGTTTATTAAAAATGAAGTAAGTAATATATTTGGATCTAGTGAAAAGGTATTTGATAAAAAGGTTAGAGCAGAAGAGATTATTAAAAAATTACTTAAGGATAAAAAATATTTAAATTCTGGTAAATCTATGTTTTTAGAGGATACTCTTAACAAACATACATTTGTTGCTCCTAATTGGAGAGTTCTTGATGTAATTTATTGGATATGTCAAAGGAGTATACGTAAAAATCCTAAAGGTGGTACATTACAGAATGGATTTACATTTTTTGAGAATGCAATGGGTTATAATTTTAAATCTATTGATAAAATGATTGAGGATATTAATGACAATAATAATGGTGATGGTGATACAGATTTGAAGAAAGGTATTGGGAAAATGTATCAATATACTTATACTCCTAAGAATATGAGGGATGAAACTGGTGATGATTCGTATTTGATTGATACTATTGTTTTTCCTGATGAGAAGAGTTATTTAATGGGATTACGACATGGTACTTGGGCTGGTTATAGTGTTGGTTTTGATCCAGTTTCTATATTAAGATCACGTTGGGGTGTTAGTACTGATATGAAGAGTAAGGAATATAGGTATGGAGTTAAGAAATTATGGAGAAAGATGGCTCATATAGGTAAGAGTAATGCAGTTAATCCTATTTCTGGTATGGATCCAGAAATCAGAAACATTGTTGACTTTCCTAAGAGAGTTCGTTATACTATGCTTCCAAACCAAATTTTCGACCCTAAGTACAAAAACAATCCACAAAAGAATTATCAGGAATTAGTTGAATTGCAAGCATATCAATGGATGAGAATAGAAACACTCAAGAATCTTAGAATGCAAATCACTATACCTGGTAATTTAGATTTATATTGTGGTAGTGGTATAGATTTAAAGATACCTTCTACTAAATTGACAGGATCCAAACCTGAATTGGACAGCAAATATAGTGGTAAATGGGTAATTGCTGGAGTTCAACACTCTGGTACTGCTCAAAGTATCAAAATGAACACAGACCTGTTTTTGTGTAGAGATTCGATTAACAAAAGATAAATAGTATTGTTACCTATTAGTAACGGAGAAAAAAATTATGACAACTATCGAACAACACATTCAAAAAGATAGAGACATCCTTGACAATCCAACAACTAGTCCTGCAGCTCGTAGGCATGTTGCAGAAGAGTTACATGAGTTAGAAGTTTATCGTGAGCATCACATAGCAGAGATTAATGCTGGTGACCATCATGATCCTAATACCATTGAACTATTCTGTGAAATGCATCCTGATGAGCCAGAGTG